CTAGAGTTCCAATTTCTGAAATATTTTTAAAAGAACCTAAAAATGACATACCATTTCATTTTAAACAATTATGGGATTGTTTTTCAGAAAATGTGACAGTTACCGAATATGATTTTCTTAAAGGTAAAAGGGCTGAAGTTATTTTAAAAGATAAAACAAAAGTGTGGGTGACTTATTTAATGACAGTTGATTGGTTTGACAATCCTTACTCTGATGAACCAAGTGACTATAAGTGTGGTCATATTTTAGTATCGGATGACGGGTATTTACTTTGCCAACCCAACAACCGAATTTTTTGGAAAGACTCTAATTGGATAACAACAAAATTCCCATTAGAGCTTAGAGAAATAAAAGTTGATGATTTATTACCTTCAGTAGAAACTAGTTCAGATAGATGGATATCGGATGATACTGACAGTTATTATTACGACATAATCCAAAATAAAATATAATGTATTTATAATATATGGCACAAGGTAACACATATGGTATAAATTTCCCATTCGCAGATTCTAGAGAAGGTAAATACTTGTCTCTTTCACAAACCGCTGATGAAGAAATTAGAACTGATTTAGTTCATCTTTTATTAACTAGAAAAGGAACAAGATATTTTTTACCAGATTTTGGGACAAGATTATATGAATTTATTTTTGAACCATTGGATGGTCCTACGTTTTCAGAAATTGAATCGGAAATAAGAGAATCAATTCAAGAGTATTTGCCCATGCTAGTAATAACAAACATTTCAATAAAACCGGCTTCAGAAGATGAAGAAGGTAAAGGTACTTACATTAATGATAATGATGAGAGAGTTTTTAGGGTACCTGGAATTGGAGCTATGGAACACACCGCAAAAGTTAAAATAGATTATAGGGTTACTGATAGTGTTTTTGAAACTAGTGATTTTGTAATAATTAATATTTAAGAAAAATGGCAAATAAAAAAATATCATATACTACTAGAGATTTTCAGTCAATAAGAACTGAACTTATTAATTTTACAAGAGATTATTATCCTGACCTTTTAGATAACGTAAATGACGCTTCAGTATTTTCAGTGTTATTAGATTTAAACGCTGCGGTAACTGACAACCTACAATTTAATATTGACAGAAGTATCCAAGAGACGGTTCTTCAGTATGCACAACAAAGGTCTTCTATTTATAACATTGCAAGAACTTACGGTTTAAAAATACCGGGTCAAAGACCTTCGGTTGCGTTAGTGGATTTTTCAATAACAGTACCCGCTTTTGGAGATAAGGAAGACCTAAGGTATTGTGGTATTCTTAGACGAGGTTCACAAGTTCTCGGTGCAGGTCAGGTTTTTGAAACCGTTTATGATATTGATTTCTCATCCGCAGTTAATGCTGACGGTTTTGCTAATAGATTAGTGATACCAAATTTTGATTCAAATAATATTTTAATTAATTATACAATAACCAAAAGAGAAACTGTTGTTAACGGGGTAACAAAAGTTTTCAAAAGAGTTATCACCGCAGCTGACGTTAAACCATTTTTTGAATTATTTTTACCTGATAAAAATGTTTTAGGTGTTACTAGTGTATTACTTAAAGATGGTACACAGTACGCAAATGTACCGACAACTCAAGAATTCTTATCACTAAATGATAGGTGGTACGAAGTTAAAGCACTTGCTGAAGACAGAGTCTTTATTGAAGACCCAACAAAAGTGTCGGATAGTCCTGGTATTAAAGTTGGTAAATATATTACGGCAAATAATAAATTTATTACGGAGTTTACACCTGAAGGTTATATGAAAATGACATTTGGTGGTGGTAGTCAATCTGCTGATGAACAGTTAAGAGAATTTGCTAGAAATGGTTTTAAATTAGATTTATATAAGTACTCAAATAATTTTGCTTTGGGCTCTACCTTAAAGGCAAACACAACATTATTTGTACAATATAGAGTTGGTGGAGGTTTAAGTAGTAACTTAGGTGTAAATGTTATTACTCAAATAGGTACGATATCTTTCTATGTAAATGGACCGGCACAAACCACTAACACTTCAGTTGTTAATTCTTTAAGATGTAACAACGTAACTGCCGCTATTGGTGGTGCAAATATACCAACAACGGAAGAAGTTAGAAATTTAGTTGCATTTAACTTTGCGGCTCAAAACAGAGCGGTTACAGTAAATGACTACGATTCGGTAATTAGAACAATGCCTTCACAATTTGGAGCACCGGCAAAAGTGGCGATAACTGAGGAGAACAATAAAATAAAAATTCAAATGTTATCCTACGACCAAAATGGTAGATTAACCGAAGTAGTATCCAGTACTTTAAAAAGTAATGTTGCAAATTACCTATCTAATTATAGAATGATGAATGATTACATCTCAATTATGTCTGCTAATGTAATTGATTTATCATTAAACATTGAAGTTGTTTTAGATAGTAGTCAAAATCAAGGAGCTTTAATTACCCAAATAATTGATATTACAACATCTTTTTTCAGTCCTGAAAATAGAGGTATGGGAGAAAACGTATATGTTTCAGAATTAAGAAGACAAATCCAAGGACTAAATGGGGTTATAACTTTATCTAACATTTCAATATTCAATAAAGTCGGAGGACAATACTCTTCGTCACAAACATCACAAAGATATTCAGATTCTCAAACTAAACAAATTGAATTAATTAATGATACCTTATTTGCGGAACCTAATCAGACTTACCAAGTTAGATTCCCAAATAAAGACATTACAATAAGTGTCCTTAACTTCAAAGGAATCAATTTCTCTTGATAATTTATTTTAAGACTAATTAAACTATCTTTTTGAAAATAGACAATAAACTATTTATCAAAAAAGATTAGGGATGCCCAATTCATATAGAATAAGAACCGAAGTAGGAAAAGATAAGTCAATCAAAGTTCAATTAGAACAAGATTTTGAGTCGTTAGAAATATTATCTCTCAAAATTTTACAAAGTCAGATTTACACCAGAGTTTGCTCTGATTATGGAGTAATCGTCGGTAGAGTTACTGCCAATAATGGATATGGGTTACCTAATGCTAAAGTTTCAGTATTTATACCTCTATCCGATGAGGACGAAAATAATTCTATAATTTCTGATTTATATCCTTATAAGACACTTAATGATTTAAATGAAGATGGTTATAGATATAATTTATTACCGTACACTAAATCACACAGTGGTCACCAACCAACAGGTACATTCCCAACAAGAGAGGACGTTTTAATTAATGATACTTTAATTGAAGTCTATGACAAATATTACAAATATACAGTTAAAACTAACGAGAGTGGTGACTATATGATATTTGGAGTACCGACAGGTACTCAAACAATACACATTGATGTTGATTTATCAGATATTGGTGAATTTTCATTATCACCACAAGATTTAGTAAGATTAGGTATCGCCACTGAAAATCAAATAAATGGTACTGAATTTAAAACATCCACAAATTTAGGTGAATTACCTCAATTAATTACTATAAACAGAACTATTGAGGTAGAACCGTTATGGGGTGAACCGAATGTTTGTAATTTAGGTATTGTAAGAACAGATTTTGATTTAACCCAAGAATTTGGAATTACAGTAGTCCCATCTGCGATTTTTATGGGGTCTATCTTTTCATCAGATGATAAAAGAAGAGTTAGGAAAAATTGTAGAGTTAACAGGAAGTTAGGTAGTATGTGTGAATTCACCACAGGACCTGGAGAAATATTATCAATCAGACAAACAATTAACGTTGATTCAAACGGAAGACCTATATTAGAACAATTTCTATTAGAAGATGGGGGTAAATGTATTGATGAGAACGGTACTTGGTTAATTGATGTACCAATGAACTTGGATTTTGTTTATACAAATGAATATGGAGAAAGAGTAATTTCAAATGACCCAAACATAGGTGTACCGACAAAAGGTAAATATAGATTTAAAGTTAAATGGGAACAACCTGGAACACTATCAACAGGAGTTAACCGAGGAAATTTCTTGGTGCCTAATGTGAAAGAGTGGGGATGGACAAGTTCCACCGATGACCCATCTTATGTAGATAGGGCCTCAAATACTGATTGTAAGGAACCAAATAAAAACGATTTAAATAGTAATACATATAAACAAGTTAAAGCGTCTTACGCCTTTAGTTTAGATTGGGATGAATATGGTGCGGGTCCGTTCTCGGCTCAAATGATACAAGAGGCAATTAATTGTGAGGATAGATTTTATGATATGACATATAATAAGGTCTATTCCGTGTCTCAACTAATAACTCAATATCGTAGAACAACATCTAATTTAATAACAGGAATACAAAAAAGACTTGCTAATAAACAATTTATTGGAATAAAAGACATATTAAATGATAAATGTGAAGGATTAATAAATATATTCCCATTTAATGACGGACAATACCAATTTTCAATTTTATTCACATTATTTAGTTTTTTACTTAGAATACTTTTTCCTGTTTTATTAGCGGTAATATTTGTATTACATTTAGTTGCATTAATTGTTTGTACAATTAAAGAAATTATTTGTGCCATTAAAGGATTAATATGTGGGTTATATGAAAGAGAAATATTTAATACAAGACCATTTGGATTTTTACGAAACTCTTGTAATAGATGGAGAGAGAGTTGTAACAAATGGGAAGACAAATGTACCAATTTTGTATTACCATTACCTAATTATACGTTTCCTGATTGTGAATTCTGTAATTGTAAAGAACCTGAGATTGAGAGTTACGACGCTTCACAAATACCAGGTGCGGATTCTTTAAATTCATTAAATT